CTTTTGAAGCCGATTTTAGTGGCGAGGGTGAACAACCTGTTGCTATTGGTCGGTTTACTGTTGAGGTGATTTATAGAACCTTAGAAAATGACGTAGAAACTGCAGCTTAAAAGGAGATAAAAATGGCAACACACGCAGGATCAGAGGGAACAGTTAAAAGTGGTGCAAATGCAATCGCTGAAATTCGTTCTTTTAGTTTAGAAGAAAGTGCTGATACTATTGAAGATACAACAATGGGTGATGCATCAAGAACATATCTAACAGGATTAAAAACATTTAGTGGTTCTGTAGATGTATTCTGGGATGAAACAGACACAGATGGTCAAGTATCATTTGCAGTTGGTTCTTCAGTAACTTTAGCAGTTTATCCAGAGGGTGATACAAGTGGTGACACTTTTTATTCTGGAACTGCAATTGTAACAGGAAGAACAATCACATCATCATTTGATGGTATGGTTGAAGCATCTTTTACTTTACAAGGCACAGGCGCACTTACTGCTTCAACTGTTTAATAGGTGATTAATGTCATTAGGTGAACAGATAGCAGCTAGACGTGTAAAAGAAAGAAGAACTATAGAAGTTCCAGAATGGGGTGAAGATAATTCTCCATTAATTTTATATGCAAGTGCGATTACTGCAGGTGATATCAATAAGTTGCAGAGGAAGCATAAAAACTTTCTAAATGATATGACTGTAGATGGTATGGTTGATCTTATAATAATGAAAGCTGAAACCAAAGATGGTCAAAAGGCATTCACATTAGAAGATAAGCCATTTTTGATGAGTGAAAAAATAAACGTAATAGCAGAAGTTTCTGCTAGAATGTTTGGAGATGTTGTTCCTGTAGAGGAATATGAAAAAAACTAAAAAGCGATTTGTTAAGGTTTAATTTATTAGCTTTAGCAGATCGCTTACACAAGACAGTTGATGAAGTTGAACATTTGACTTTATCTGATATAAATGAATGGCACGCTTATTTCAAGGTAGTGGAAGATGGCAGATCAAAATCTTAAAGTAACCTTATCAGCAGTAGACAAAACAAGACAAGCATTTGCTAGTGTTAGAACTGGTTTAGGTAGGATTGGAAGATCTGTAGCTAATATCAAAACTGCATTAATTGGATTAGGTGCTACAGTTGCATTAAAGCAATTTGCAACACAAATAGATAATCTTGCAAAAGCATCAAGCAGATTAGGTCTAACAGTCAACCAAATTCAAACATTACAATTTGCAGCTAGTCAAACAGGTGCTAGTGCAGAAGAACTTGAAAAAGGTCTTACTAGATTTTCAAGAAACATATCTGAAGCATCTACAGGCATAGGAACTGGTGTTAAGGCATTTGAAGCATTAGGAATAAGTGTAACTAATACTGATGGAGCTTTAAAGCCGACTAATGAGCTATTAAATGAAGTTTCTGATCGTCTAGCAAGTATAAAAGATCCTGCAGATAAAGTTAGAATTGCATTTGATTTGTTTGGTAGGTCTGGTGTCAATTTAGTAAATACCTTACAAGCAGGATCATCAGAACTTGAAAAATTAAGAAAAGAATTTAATTCAGTAACATTTCAGCTAACACAAGAAGATGCAGAAGCAGTAGAGAAAGCTAATGATTTATTTGATAAATTAGGCAGAACTTTTAGTAGTATAGGTCAATCAATAACATCTTTTGTTTTACCACCTTTATCAAAGTTCGCTAGATTTTTAACAGTAAATATTTTAACTGGGTTTGCAGTAGCTATAGATGGTGCTAGGAATTTTGTAAATTTTTTTATTAATTCTTTTAATGAAATACAAAAAACCATTAAAGTTTTCCCTAAAATTGATGAAGTTACTTTTGGCAAAGATGTTTCTAAAAGATTAAGAGAAATTGTAGATAGTTATGACAAAGTTGGAGAAAAAATAAAAAAAGTTGATGAATCATTAAGAATAACAATAACAGGATTTGAAAGAACAAAAGAAACATTAGAGCCATTAAAAGCAACCTTAAATGATACTGAAAAGGCATTTATTTCAGTTGCTAAGAGTGCAACAGATAGAATGACAGATAGTTTGATGGGATTAATTCAAGGAACTGTTAAGGCAAAAGATGCATTTAGAGATATGGCTAATTCAATTATTTCTGATTTAATTAGAATGGCAATAAGAAAATATATAACTGATAGAATATTCGGAGTTATTACACAAGGCATATCATCTGCATTTGGTGCGCCTGTAGTGGGTAGTAATGTTGAGGGTGGTGCAGTTGTGGGTGCTAGAGCTATAGGTGGCTCTGTGCAAAGGGGAAAGCCATATATGGTAGGTGAAAGAGGTGCAGAGTTATTTGTGCCTAATAGAAATGGTGCAATAATTCCTAATGGTGCAATGGGTGGTGGTGCAGGTGTTGTTGTTAATCAAACTATTAATTTAAGCACAGGAGTTGCACAAACAGTTAGAACAGAGGTTTTAGGAATGTTGCCACAAATAGCTGAAGCTGCTAAAGGTGCAGTTTATGATGCTAGACGTAGAGGTGGACAATTCGGATCAGCATTTGGAGCATAAAAGATGGCAATATCATATCCATTAACATTACCTACAGTCACAGGAATACAATCAGTTAATTTTATTGCAAGAAATTCAGTAGGAACAACTGCATCACCTTTTACTTATCAACAACAAGTTTTTAAAAATCAAGGTCAGAGATTTGAAGCTGATGTAACATTGCCACCAATGAAAAGGGCAGATGCTGAAGTTTGGAATACATTTTTTATAAAATTATATGGTAGTTTTGGAACATTTTTATTAGGTGATCCAAATGCTGCAACACCTAGAGGAACTGCATCTAGTTCACCGGGTACACCTTTAGTTAATGGTGCAAGTCAAACTGGTGACACTCTAAATATAGATGGTGTTCCTGCAAGTCAAACTGGTTATTTAAAAGCAGGAGATTATATTCAATTGGGTTCTACAGCAACTGCGAGAATATATAAAGTTTTAGATGATGCTGATAGTAATGCTTCTGGCGAAGTTTCTTTAACTATTTATCCAGATTTAAGATCATCTCCATCTGATGATGCAACAGTTATTGTCACAAGTGCTGTTGGTTTATTTAGATTAACAACACCTACACATAATTGGTCTATTAGTTCAGATGGTATTTATTCAATGACCTTTGGGGCAGCAGAAGCAATATGAGTAGAGATTTAACAAGTGCATTTAATAATATATTAGAAAGTAATTCGCTTTCACCATTTTTTGCTATTGATTTAGAGTTTGATGGAGGTAATTTTGTTGCTTGGACAGGTTATGGAGATATTAGTTTTGGTGGCACAACTTATATTGGTTCTGGGGATTTTCTCAATGTTTCTCAAATAAGTGAAACTGCTGATATTCAAGCTAATGGAATAAATATAACATTATCTGGTATTCCATCAGAATTAATATCAAGTGCTTTAAATGAAACTTATCAAGGCAGACCTGCTAAATTATATTTAGGATTATTAGATAGTAATAATGCTGTTGTTGCTGATCCCTATTTGATGTTTAGTGGTCGTATGGACACAATGGGCATAGAAGATAGTGGTGACACAGCTAATATAGGTATTACTGCTGAAAGCAGATTAATAGATTTAGAAAGAAGCAGAGAAAGAAGATATACATCTGAAGATCAGAAAATAGATTATCCAAATGATAAGGGTTTAGAATTTATTGCTGATTTACAAGATAAAGAAATATTATGGGGTAGTTAATGGGATTTTTTAAAAATTTTGTTAAAGCATTAACTAATCCGGCAACAATAGTTGCAGCAATCGCAGCAGTTGCACTTGCACCTGCTACTGGTGGAAGTAGTTTAGCTTTATTCGCTAAAGCATATGTAATAACTGCAGCATCATCAGCAGCTTTACAAACATTTTCACCAAAACCAAAACTTCCTAGTTTTAGTGATTTTGCAACAGAAACACAAAATAGAACACAAATGATTAAGCAACCAACAGTTGCTAGAAGAATGATTTATGGTGAAACTAGAGTTCCTGGAGTTTTAGGTTTCGCAGAAAGTACAGAAGATGACAAATATCTTCATTTAGTTATTTTAA